CCGAACAATCACATACTTACTACCTGCCATTTCAACTTGGCGTTGGTATTCCTTTTGCTCTGCAGACTGTTTACCTGTAGATGTCTTGAACTCTAGACAAAGAGAAGCATATCCCTTTTTCGGTATCTGAAGGATTACATCGGCCACTCCACGTTTAACACCTTGGCGCTTCATATTAGCCGCTTCTATTTTATGCCGGCTACCACCGTTCGGGACAGCAAAAAGAAGTCGATCCGGTAGGTTCGGGAAGAATAAAGGAACCTTATTGAAAAACTCCGACTGAATCCGAGCTTCTTCGTTATCATGGTTTTGCTTTTGTTTTGGAGGGTTCTTTTTATCAGAGTAGCAATTATAACAGATATACCCTTCTTCAGTTTTGATCACAGAAACCGTTTCCCGGCCACAGGCTATACATTTTTGCGTTTTCATATCTTAGTTTCATATAAGATATAAAGAACAGAAAGAAAGCCCTTGGTAATCCTGATGGTTTTCTTAACTCACTTCTTTCGTGATATGAGTCAAAATGGAAGCGTTTCACGATACACAAGCAACTTGCCGATCCGTAATAAAAGTCTCTTCCATCCGCATAATCCTTCCACCAAAGAAAGGCAAAACGCATTTTCCGGCTTCGATAGTAATTGATACAATATGTTGTTCCTAAATACGGATCACCTATCAGTTCTAAACAGAAACTGTCACTATCTCTTGAGTATTTAAATCTTCACTTGATGAATTTTTAGATATTATTTAATAACTTTGCATCGCTTTTATAGCTATTAATCATTGTTTCATAAAAAAATCTGAATATGAGAAAACTGAAGACAAGGAGTTGTTGGTTGTTTTCCAAATTTTTATCAGATAATTTCAAAAACTCTCAGATAAAACCGACAATGATTAAGAATAAATGGTGCTTCAAACTCAATTTATTTGGAATATTCCAATTTGAGAGAAGTCGAGAGTGGGGATACTAGTTTAAGTTAGAACACCACTGTAGAGTGGAGATGCGGGTGCAAGTCCCGCACTCCCTTATTCTAATTTCACTTCTTTTTAAAGCCATATATCAAATTATTATTCTATTTTTGCATTTCCTGTGAAGTCCCAACAGGAAGTTACTAATGGGCATTTTTTATTATGAACAAATATTCACTATTTATTGCAGCCTGTAAAGGTGCTGCAATGGTTGGAGGATTAATCTACCTGTATGGTAGAGGAGAGTTTTCATCTGCACGAGGAGCTTACAATTATTGTAAGCGTACAGGTGATACAGATGGAGAATTGGCTATTTACAATTGCGTTGTAAATTACAAAGGCCAAAAAGTGTATTAATTTTTACCTCCCGGAGAGAACAGGTTTCTCTCCGGGGGCTAGTCAAACATAAAATGATTTTGTTGTAATTATCTGTATCATATTCAGATTTTATACAATAACTATGTGTGTTATTATCTAACAAATAGTAAATTGTAATAATACAACAATAAAATCCACTTATTTTTTATTAAGTGAACCTCTATTGTTTATGATAAAACATTAGATGTTCACTTTTTTTGTGATTTGAAATATCCATTAATCTATTTAGTCCTTAGGATTGTTATATATTTGCATCAAGTTTAATTTCAATAATTTTTTATGAAAACAAAATATCTACTGGCTAGTTTCATTGTCGCTATGGGAATTAGTTTCTCATCTTGTGCTACTCGTGTTTACGTGAACCATAAACCAAACAAGGTAAAAACGATTCCTCCGGGACAAGCTAAAAAGATCACTGGTGAAAAATCCGCTAAGCGACACGCTCCAGGACATAACAAATAATCTTTAGAGCTATCTGAAAACAACAGATAGCTCCTTATTTTTTAATTTATAGCAACCCTAGCTAATACCTAGGGTTGCCTAATTCTTTACTTGCTTCGAGAAGCTTCCAGAACCGGAAGGTTAGTTTCTGTAGGAATGTAAATAACCGTCTTGTCATTGAGGTTATTTTGCTGGCGAACCCACAAATACTGAATGTATGCAGGCGTGATACTCCCGTTCTCAATCTTGATGGCTTCTGCAGCACCTTTGGCACGTTCCACTTCAGCTTGCGCATTCAACTTTTCTGCTTCCAAATTGGCTTTTGCTTCTTCAATCTTGATACGTCGGTTCTGTTCTGCTTTGGCGAATTCCGCCTTTCCTGACATTTCTTGTTGCCAAACATTGTATCTAGGACATCCATACATGCCACCAAAAACTACGATCATAATCGTCCAAACTACCACGGTTCCAATAAATGAACCAATTGCTTTATCACTCATGTTAATAATACGGTTGACCTATACACCATAAGGTTCAATTATTTTTAGATTTTAATTTGTCTGCTCTTCTCTTTAAGCTAGTGGCCAATTCATTAAAAGCCAAATTAATCAAATCACAATCTTTAGTTGAACGAATAGCGTCAGACACACGATCTAGTTCAATAAGAATGTCTGCACTATTAGCAAATACCTATAATGCCAATATTTTCGCTTCTCTTTTAGTCATATCGCTCTATTATTCACAAAGTCCATAATAACTCATACAGTTTGTTGCCACATCGTCATCATCGAACAGAGAACCACAGGCATGTTTACTTTGTACATATCGAACGACATCACCTATAAGCGGATATTCACCTTTGTAATGTTTTGATGATATTTTATTTGGTCCAAAAAAACTGCTATTGAACTGTTGTTCGAGTCTTGAAATGTGATTTATCATGTCCGGGTCTTGAACACTGATATTGTATATATCTTGTTGCGAAGCCATAACACATGGATAACAACCTACCCGTTTATATCCCATCCGATATAATGGATTAGGTTGCAATCCATTATCAAGAATATAGTCTATCACCTGTTGTGCTGACCAGTCGAATACAGGTCGCAGAAGATCAT